GCCGGCAGATCGGCATCGGGATCCGGATCGATCGGCCCGCTCTGATCCTCGACGTCCTCGACGGGCGGCGGCGGCGCCGGCTTGCTCGCGCGAGCGACGGCGTCGGCGGCGACCGCCTCCGGCGACACGATCGCCGCGTGGATCGGATCGCCGCCGTCGACGCGCGGGAGGATGACCATCGTCGTCGGGATCTTGCCCTTGTTGGCCATCGCCGCCGCCCACGCCGCGCGCACGACATCCACGCGCGACTCGTGGACCACGGCGGGGAGCCGCGGGCCGCCGGGGTACGCCTCGCGCTCGGTCAGCGACTCGATCGTGGCGCGCACCATGCCGCGGCCCACGCCCTTGAAGGGCTGGGTATAGCCGGCTTCGATGTGGATCGAAGCGTTCGCCGAGCCGTAGGGCCCGAGCTTGTAGCGCCGCGGCTTCGAGCCAGCCGCGGCGGCGATCTCGAACCGGACCGGGTTATCGGTGACGTTGACCACGCGCGCCTCGGAGGTCTCCTCGGCGTCGCGGTCGAACTCGTCGAAGGTGGTATCCATCGGTGACTTGCTCCTGTGCCGGTGCGCGCCGCCGACGGATTCACTGGGGCTCGGCGGCGGCGCGCGAGGCGCCGAGCCCCAGCGTCTCGGGCTACAGCGTGGCGTCGAGGTCGACGATCACGCCGCACGAGTTGGGGCGGCGGACCTGGAGCTGCGGGTAGCAGATGAGCTGGAAGCGATAGAGATCGCCCTCGCGGCCCAGCGGGTTGATGCGCGCGCGCAGCCGGCGCGCGGGCGTGCCGAGCTGCTCCTCCTCGGTGCCGGCGAGCCCGATCATCGCCATCGACTGGTTGACGTCGTTGGTGTCGTCGGGGAGCTGGACCACCTTCACGTACCGCGTGTTGAGGAAGATCATCATCCCCGTCGGGCAATCGACGTCCTCGAGCACGGGGATCCCGTCGAACTCGAGCATCTGATAGCCGCCGTCGAGCGTGATCGTCTGGCCGCGGAGCCGGATCTCCTGGATGTAACGGCGCTGCTGACCGAACAGCTTGCCGTACTTCTCGTGAAGCTCCGGCGTGGTGACGACGAGATCCGGCTTGGCACCCGACGCCGTGTAGATCCGGCGCCGCATCTCGCGCATCAGATCGAACGTCAGCGCGCGGCCCACGGCGCCGTTGCTCATGACCGTGCCCTGCCACTGGGTGCGGACCGCGCGATCGATGCCGGCGTACGTGCCGGTGTTCATCACGCCGCCGCCGGTGGCGACGAGGCCGAAGATCTGATCGGTCGCGCCGCCGCCGGTGTAGACGTCGATCGCGATGCCCTTCGCGAGCCGCTCGACGCTGTCGCCCAGCTCGTCGACGAACAGGTTCGCCAGCTCGGCCGGGTTGCGCGCGGCCTTGGCTGCCGCCATCGCCTTGCCGGTCACGCCGAACGCGTCATCGTACGTGCCGAACTCCAGCACGGCCGGGATCTTCGCGTCGTTGTTCAGGGTCACGACGGCGGCGCCCTCGGTCCGGCTCCCGCCGACCGCGGTCCCGAACCGCGCGGTCCAGGCGATGTTCTTGCCGGTGGTCCCGTCGCCGACGGGGAGCACCTGGAGGAGCACGGTCGCACGGTTGATCTGCGACGTGATCGAGTCCTCGAAAATGGTGGCGAGCGCGGCCGCGATCGCGGCCTGATTGACGGTTCCCATGGTGGAGCACTCCTAGGGGGGGGAGGGATGAACTCGCGCCGCGTTGCCGCCCGCGCTCGGCGTTCATCCCGCCGGGAACCCCCGTCGGTCGTGCATCCGGTTCGGTGCTCCAGGCCGAACCGTCGTGCGGCTAACGTGCACGGCTAGCCGTGTTCCGTCAAGCCAGCGAGATCAGGACGGCAGATCCCGCCCCCCGTCGCTAACCGATCTCGACCGTGCCGCCGTCGTCGGTGTTGATAGCGGCCGACAGCGCGTCGAACGCCGCCTGGCGACGCTGGGCCTTGACGTTGACGTCCTGGGCGCCGCGCGTCGGGGCGTTGGCGCCGCCCTTCACGACCCCGGCGACGCCACCACCACCGCGCGCGGCGCCGGCCTGGCGCGTCCCCGCGCCGCCGCCGCGAACGCCCTGGGCGGGCGCTTGGTAGCTCTTGCCCTCGTCGGTCGCCAGCCACTCGGCCACGCCGTCCTCGAGCGTGAGATCGTCGACGTAGCCTTGGCGCTGCGCCTTGTAAACGAGCTTGCCTTCGGCGTCGCGCTTGACCGAATCACGCACGACCGCGATCGCGCCGCGCATCCGGTTCGGATCGATCTTCGCTGCGGTCAGGATCTCGCGGAGCGTGCCGTCGCGCTCGTTGTTCTGCGCGGTCTCGCGCTCCTTCTTGCGCTCGTCCTCGAGCGCGGCGAGCCGCTTGCGCATCGCCACGACCTCGGGGTCATCCTTGAGCGACGGCGCCGGCTGCTGGCCGTTCGTTCCGGGCTGGCCGGAATTCTGGCCCTTGCCCTCGTTGCCCTTGCCGTCGCCGCCCGCGCCTGCGTTGGGCTTGCCGCCGGCGATCTGGGTGAGCGTGTCGCGGATCTCGGTCAGCTCGGTACCGAGGGCCTCTTTCAGCGCCGGCCCGAGCTTGCGCGACAGGTGCGCCGTCACGGTGGCGTTGACGGTTCGCGTGATCGTGTTGATCACGGCCTCGCTAAGCTCGTCCTCGTCGGGGTCCGGCTCGTTGTTGCCGCCACCGTTGTTGCTGTTGTTGCCGCGTTGCTTCGCCATTCCAATGCTCCTGTGCCTGGGTGTTCGCGCCGTATCGCGCTTGGCTGTCGCCGTCGGTGACGCTACCGGCGCCCGGCGCGCGGCGCTCGCTCGCGCTTCCGCCGGCGCGGCGTCGGGACCGGCACCGGGGCCGGCTGGATCACCGTCTTGAGGTAGTCGACGTCCCACGCGAAGTGATCGGTCCTGTCCTCGTCGTCGCCCATTACTCGATCTCCAGGGTGAGGAAGTGCTGGCCGTCAGGCGTCAGGTCGTTTCCGACGACGCGGAACCGCGTCCCGCGCGGGAGTAGAAACTCGCCCTCGCTCGCGTAGAACGATGGGATCGGCGCCGCGGCCTGGCCCTTCTTGGCGTTGATCCTGATCTGAACCGGCATATCGTAAGCCCTGGTCGCCGAGGTCGACGTGTATCCAGCGTCGACAAATGTATCACCCGGGCGCAGCGATTTGGCGAATTCTACGGCGTGGTCACCCTTCATGCCGCGGGTCAAGACCGTGTCCTTGCTCAAGGCCGACTTGGCGATAGCGCTGTCGAGGTCGGCGAGCTTCTGGGCCACGCGCGGCGACTCGATCGCTTCGCCTCGCCGGAGGGCGCTGTTGAGGATCCGATCACCCTTCGACGAGTAGAACAGCCCGGCCTGGACCTCGTCCGGCGTCAGACCCTGAACGAACGCAAGGCGTTCTTTCTCGAACGATTTTGATGAGTAGGTCAGGCCCGGCTCCTTCTTAGTGGTCATGACGCCACCGCCGCCACTGGCGACATGCCGATCCCACTTCCGCTGCGACATCTCAAGTTGCGAAAACGCCTCGTCCTCGTACGCAGCTTTCTGGGCCGCGGTGTGCTCCTCGCCGAACTTGGGGATCGCCTTGGTCGGCGGCTCGACCGGGGCGGCCACCGGTGCGGGAGCGGGAGCGGGCTTGGCCTTCGCAACCCGGACGGGCTTCGGCGCCGGCGGACTCGGCGGCGCCACTGGTTCGGGCGGCGCCGCCACGATGGGCGGCGGCGGCGGCGGCGGCGGCGGCGGCGGCGGCGGCGGCGGCGGCGGCTTGGCCACGGGCGCGGCGGGCTGGGGCGGCTTCGACGGGCGCTGCGCCACGATCTTGACCTTGGGCGGCTTCGGTGGCGGCGGCGGCACGGCGGCGGGCTTACTCGAGCGGATGGGTTTGGCCTGTCGCACGACGACGCTCGGCTGGATCTTCGACGGCGGCGCCATCCCGTAGGTCGGCTCCGTTTCGGTCTTGTACGTTCCCCAGCGCTCGAGCCACGCGAGCACGATGCACCGACAGCACGGGTGTGCCGGCGGGGACATGACGCCGCTGGCGAACGGCTTGCCGATCGGAGCCAGCCGGCCGTCGAGCGCGCGGCAGAACGGGCACAGCCGGCTGTCTGCCGAGGCGTCCCACCGACGGAGAAACGGATCTTCGCCGGGAGCGCGCATCGCGTTCGCGTCGAGGATCGACTCCTCGTGCTGGACGTTGTACGCGTGCATGTTCTCGGTGCGCACGAGGCGCTCGGCCCAGAACCGATGTCGCGAAAACAGGCCCTCGGCGATCTCGTCGCCCACGGCGGCGTCGAACGGCGCCTTGATCGAGACCCGCGGGCCGCCGAGCTTGCGCAGCCGGTTAACGGTCTGCTCGAACGTCTCGCCCTTCGCGACGCCGACCGCGAGCTGGCGGCGGATGTCGTCACCGACAGCGCCGGCGTAGCGCTTCGCCGATGACTCGTGCCGGCGCCACAGGAGATCCTCGCCCCGCGCGAGGACGGCGGCGGTGTTGATGTTCGGGATGGACAGCGACTCGCCGAACACGGCACCAAACCGGGCGATCTCGGTCTCGAGGTTGGCCACCGCGACCGCGCCGGCGAGCCCGCTACCGACCTCGAGCGCGCCGCCCATCGCCGGCGCGAGATCCTTGGCGCGCTCGAGCGCGGCCTCGGCGGCACGTAGCGCGACGCGCATCCGCTGCGCGGTGTAGCGCTCGGCGCCGTCGGGGACACTCGAGACCCACGCCGACAGGTCGCGCGCCAGCTCCTTGCGGACGTCCTGGAGCACCGGGGTCACGGCCTTGAGCGCGCTGGGCGCGAGGCCATCGACGGCGGCGACTTGCTGGCGCACCAGCCGCTCGACGGCCTGGATCTGGGCCTTGGTCGGCTTCGGCGCCACCGGCCTACTTCATCGATCCGCCCATGCGCCGCGGCGCGCCGGGCTTGCGCGCGGGCTTGACGGGCTTGTCGCTCGAGTCGTCCTCGTCCTCGTCGTCGCCGTCGCCCTCCGGGAGCACGCCGGGCGTGCCGGGCGCACCAGACTGCGACAGCCCGAGCGCCATCGCCTCGGGCGGGAGCATCTGCTGGATCTCCTCCCGGATCTTGGCGCGCTGTTCGTCGGTCACGCCGTCGCCGAGGATCTTGGTGTACAGGTTCGCCAGGTAGATCTCGCGGAACGTCGGCGACGCGATCGGCACGCCGCTGAACAGCAACACGGCCTCGTTGATCGAGTCGGCGATCCCCTGGGCGTCGAAGTGCTCGAGTCCGGCGACGCGACACGGCGGCACCGGCTCGCCGCGGCCCATCGCGACGAGCGCGAGGACGGCGCGGATCAGGCGCCGCATGATCAGCCCGAGCGCGGCCAGGATCACCTTGGTCGCCTCGGAGTCCTGTTCCTTCGACTCGCCCGAGCGCGACAGCGCCGCGCTGTCCATGTTCGCCGACAGCCCCATGCTGAACATCAGCCGATGCATCTCGCGCATCAGGTCGTTGCACGACTCGCGCGCCTCCTTGAACGGACCGGCATCGGGGCCGACGTACCTCGCGTCGTCCTCGTTGCCGCGGAGCTGGGTGTAGCCCTGGCCGCGGATCTGGTTGGTCCCGCGGCCGGAATCCTGCTGCGCGTTCGCCACCGGGAGCCCGTTCTTGTCCTCGGGGGCGAGGAACTCGTACAGGATCGCAAACAGGGCCTTATACTCGGCCCACGACATCGCGCACCGCTTGTTGAAGTGCTCGCGCGCGAGGCTGTGGAGCTTGCCCATCGCCCAGAGGCCCTCGGGGAGCTGCACTCGCTCGAGCGGCACGCGGCCGAACGGGTGTGCGCCGACGTCGACCGGCTCGATCGTGGCGTCCGGCGCCGGAGGGCGGGCCGGGTCGACGTCGACGACGAACCGCGCCCAGTCGTCCCGCGACCAGAGCACGTAGGTGTGGCGCACGAGGCTCCGGCGATCGCGGAGCCCAGCGCGCACGCGGCGCTGGGTCAGCGTCAGCGCCCACTCCAGCTCGCCATCGTCGTTGACCTCCCAGTCGATCACGTGCTCGGCGGGCACGAGGCACAGATACGGCTCGTTGAGCCCGGCCTCGCGCTCGGCCAGCGCGCTGTCGATCAGGTCGGGGTCCGCCGGCGCCGTCGGCATGTCGGCCAGGATCCACGTCGTGCGCGTCTGCATCGCCTCGCGCAGCGCCTCGACGAGAAAGTGGTGCGACGAGCATCCGCCCTCGTCGTCGCCGTCGTCCGAGCCCGGGTTGTCCGCCTCGTCGGTGACGTCCTTGACGAACTCGGCCCACCACAGATCCGACTCGGCGATCGTCGTGACGCCGGTTTTCTCGTCGGTCTCGCCGAACTCGACGCGGAGCGGATCGCTGGCGAGCCCGGCCAACAGCTTGTCGACGATCGTCCCGGCATACGGGAAGTAGTGGGCGCGCGCGACGCGCTGCGCGTACACCGCGGGATCCTCATACTGGTGCGACGGGAACAGCCGCTTGAGGAGGTCGGGGTCGCACAAGAGCCGCTTGCCGCCGGCGTAGAGCGCGCGGCACTCGGCCCAGTAGGGCCCGTCCCACTCCTCGTGGCGTTGCTGGAGATCGTCCCAGCGCACGGCGACGTCGGCGGGCTGGGGGAGCTGCGCCGTCACGGTGCCCGGCACGCGCGTGCCGCGACCGAGCAAGTTGGCGCCGACCTCGCGATCGAGCGCGGGCCCGCGGTTGGTCATGCCCTCCAGTTCCAGGTCGCCGAGGGTCTGGAGCCCGTCGGGCCCCCCGAGCATCGCCATGGTGGTCTCCCGGTGTTACGACCGGGACCGAGCCCGGACGGGCACAGCCTCGCGCGTCGGCGCCGGGATGTCGAGCGGGTCGATCTCCTCGGTCACCGTGCGCGGCCGCGACAGCACCACGTCGACCGGGCTGTGGTGCTCCGGTCGCGGCTCGAGCGCGACGAGGTCGCGATCGGTGCCGGTCTCGGTCACCACGACGGCGAGCGCGGGCGCCGCGGGAGCGGACACAGGTCCGCCCAGCTCCACGACTTCGCGATGGGGACGCCGACGCATGCCACCCCTGTACTATAAACCCGCCCAGAGGTCAAGCGGCGTCGCTACCCCAGTCGTACCCGGTGGCCGGGTTGACCGCGCGAGTTTATAGCCCTAGAGTAAACCCATGACGAACACGAGCACCCCCACCGCCGAGCCAGCCAAGCCCCGGACCGACGACGGCGGCGAGATCCTGGACCCCGCGATCCTGGAGCGCCAGGCCGCACGGCGCGCCGAGACCGCGGCGATCCGCGACCTGTCGCTGGAACTGCGCGACGACGCCGACGCGTACGGCATCACCCAGCAGGCGCTCGCCGGCGACGAGGCCGCGCTGGGCTGGTGCCGCGACTGGATGGCGACCCACCGCAAGGTCACCCGCGCGCAGTACGCCGAGGCCGCTGACCGCATCCGCCGCGGCGAGGGCACCGAGGCCGACAACGAGCTGTGCAACGCCTACGACGCCCAGCCGATCCGGGCGTTCCCCGACCCCGCGGAGCCGAGCCCGGCCTGGACCATGATTCAGACCGCCGCGGCCGGGGGCCTCGTGCTGTCGGGCTCGGCCGATCACGCCGCCCTTG